TTCTTCTTCATCTTCTTTTACTAATTGTTGAAACACGCCACGACTGTCTTGTGAATTTAGTGCGTAGGTTTTAAACCATCCCTGTGCTTTAAAATAATCGTTGCTCATTAGTAATCATAATCCGGTAAATTATCGTTTGCAAATTCTGTCGGATTTTCATTCATTTTTTTTAAAACTTTTTTCTTTTGTAATGTTACAGAAATGTCGTTTATTAATCGTTTGTCACCGCCTAACGCTTGAAGTTCTGATACGTCTGAATATAAATCTTTTACTTCGGATACAGTATTTTCTCCAAGCTCAACACTATAGTCATCGGGTCCAGTCATTCTACCTTCAGGAATAGCTTCACTTGCTTCAAACTCATCTGCAGGTTTAACACCCTTAGTTCCTTCATCAGCAACACCTGGAATGTATCTCATGTTAACACTTTCACCAAGTGCTGTGTTACCACCAATATAATCTATATCAATCTCACCAGTTCTTGCATCATAGTAAACGTCAACTTTACCGGTTGGTGTATCTAATGATTTAACAACCTGACCATCTTTAATTGCGTTTTGTGATATATCTTTACCTTCTCTAAGCGCTTTATTAACTAATGGTTGTAACCATGCAGGTGCGCCTGAGCCACCTTCTATAATTACTTCGTCAATTGCTTTTTTGCTTATAGCTCCTGATTCTTTGCCAAGCATTTTAACAAGTCCTGCTTTTAAAGCTACGACACCTGCTGCAGTTCCACCTAAAAATTTTAAAAATCCTCTACGACCTTTGTCAACTAAAGTTCCACCAGCATAACCTTGTCTTAGGCCAGCAACACCACCTTCTGCTGCATAAAATTTATTAACATCTTCAATAGTCGCGGGTGTTTCTTCAGTATTAAAAGGACTAATATTTTGTAAAATTTCTTCATTAGAAATACCCATTATATGTTTTAATTGTTTTTGAGGCCCACTTAACATTTTTTTCTGCATGTCATTTAACTCAGCCATTTGCATAATACCGTCTTCTTCTATATCTACTTCACTTCTTAAATTTTTTAATTTATCTATTAGTGGTTTTCCAAATTTTTCTATTATCGGTTGTCCATATTTTTTACCAAAAATACTTAGAGCTAAACCTTGAGGGTTTGCTTTGTATATATTATATAAATAGTTAGCTTCTTGAGCTGTGTTAGCCACATTTTTTAATTTAGATTCTGGAGGTTTTTGATAATTACGCATAGCTTCTCTGTGGTTTACGTTTTGTTCAAAATTAGATCTATCATCTGCTTCACCACTTTGTTGTGCATCAACAGTTTTATTAGCTCTGCTTACAGTGTTAGTTCCATGTTGTTTGTCAAAACTTTTTGAATAAGAAGTTGTAGAGGCATCTTTTCCACCACCTGCAAAACCTATTCTACCACCATCAGCTAAACCAGCTAAACTTTTAGGAGATGTAGTTTGTTGTTTTAAAATCATATCAATTTTATCTTTATTGTTTCTAATAATTTCAATAACAGTTTCTCTTTCAACACCTCGTTCTCTTAGCTTGTTACCTTTTTTTATCATTTCATTGTATAAAAATTCATTACTATCTTTACCTGTGCCGTACATACCTTTTAGTAATGTCATTGAATCATCTTGAAACATTTCTTCTGTGTATGGTTTTTTAGGTGGAACTAACAGTCCTTTGTTAAAAGGTATTCTACCACCGCTAGCTACTTCATATCTCATAGGTGGGTTTTGTGAATGAAAAGTTCCATCGGGTCCTAATGGTTTGTCAAATTCCATTCCTTGTCTTTTATATTTTAATCTTTTTTTAATTTCTTCTTCTAATTTTTGTTTATAAGTTTTACCATCTTTAAACGGAACTCTAACATTGTCGTTATCTTCACCGAGTAAATAGTTTAAACCTGTTGATGTGGTTGCTTGTGATCCGGGGGCCGTCATTCTTGTTCTAGCCATCAAGGCATCCGAACCATGGCCAATGTCTGATAGATCAGGTTCGATCATTGCTTGACCACCGCCATAGTAACCAGCACGTCCGCCTTTAGCATAGTTGGGTTTACCATCTGAACCTAGAGGAACAGATAAATGATTTCCGTTTGATTGTTTATATATTCCAAAAAGTTTACCATTCATTTTCATAGTAAATAAAGGTTCACCAAAAGGTAGTTCTAATTGACCCATACCACCCTCTCCAAAACCAGCACGTCCGCCAGTTGCCATTTTTGTTTCAGGTTCTTTTTTTAATATGTCAATAATTTCGTCTGCTGATTTATTTGTTTTACCTAACTCCATGGCCATGTCTATTTTAGCGAGGACACTTGCTTTGTGAACTGGATCAGTGTCTTCAATAATGTTGGTTAATAAATCATCATCGAGTCCTGGATACTTTTGTTTTAATTTAAATCTTTCAGCCATTTTAGTTGCACCAAGACCTTCAAGAGTTGTTAAAGAATCTTCAATACTCATGTCGTCAACTGATTTATTTATATCTCTATCACCAACATACAAGTTATCTGGATCTCTTTGAAATATATGGTCGTTAGTTTGATCTACAATTCTATCAATATCTTTTTGTGTTAAATTTTTATATTTACCTTTTTTACCAATAATTTTATTTACTTCTTTCATAGCGTCCATTGGTTCTTTCTTAACAATCATCGCTACAAGTTCGTCGACTATTTTGCCACCTACAAAACTAGCACGACCACCTTTTGCAAAAGGCATATCTTCATCAGGTGTTGGAGTAACTACTTCTTCTTGTTTGGTTAATGTTAAAGTTCCGTCACCAACATATTTTTTATCTTTAACTTTTAATAAATCTTCACCCATGTTTTCTTTAAAAATTTTTTCGTAGTGATTAAAGTTTTCACCTATTTCAAATGCACCAGGAAACGTTCCAGCTTTATTGTAAGCTTCATCGCCGTAAATTTTTTTAAATACTTTTATAGGATCATCTTCCATCATTGGAGAATATTCCATAATTCTAAACTGATCGTCTTTGTCTAATTTAATTCTACCATTTTTATATTCATTTCTTAAAAATGTTCTAATAGCAGTTCTAAGCTGACCTTCTTCGTGCATACTACCACCAAGATACTTATCACTTTTTGCTTTTAATGGTTGACCACCTGTATCAATAAAATCTTTTAAATCTTTTTCTGCTGATGCAAGACCTTTTTTTGCATCGTCTTTCATAGTCTTTGCAGTTGATTGTAAACTTTCAATATCGTCTTTTAAAGTTCCTAAACCTTTATCAAACTCGTCTTTTAATTTCATGCCTTCTGAAACTTTAATACTTTTTCCACCAAACTCTTTGTAGTCCATTATGTTATTTAAAAACGCCATTTGCTCGACATCATTCATGCCATCAATGTATTGTGCTTCTTTTTTAAAAATATCTAATACAGTTCCAAAATTTCCACCTGTATCTCGCTCACCAGCTAATAGTCCTGGTTTTGTAGCACTTGACTTGTTTTTAGTAGCAAGTGTTTTAACATTTGATGGTTGTTTTTTAGATACATCAACCCCTATCTCCGCTAACGCTTCTAATAATCTTGTTGTTACAACTCCTGCCATTTTTAGTAGTACTCCATTTTCCTAGGTTCTGTTTTAATATCTTCGTAGTCTTCTGGATGGGGTAGGAAACCTCCCTGCCTGAATCGCATAATAGCCATAGTCATACTGTCAACTAAGTCATCATGATCGCCATATGGAAATGACGCGCACTCTTCTATAACTTCTTCTGCAAATTGCTCGTCAGGGGCCCAAATTAATCCGGCCTCAAACAACGGAGCACAAGAATTTACACGTACGTGCTTATCATTACCACGACTTGGCGTAAAAGTCATCACTGGAATGTCCATTTGTCTTAGTTCGTGCGTTAATGGAGTTCCAGATGCTTTTTGCTCAACGATAACCATATCAGGATTCCAATATTTATATTGCTCTAACGCAGTTCGTCTAAGTTCTGGAAATTCAAAACGATCTTTTAACGAATCTAGCAAAATTATATTTGGTTTGCCACCTTCTTCGGGATAAAATATGCCCCACGTAGTAATTGCACTGTAATCGGCTGTTTCTTTTTTTAAAAACGCAGTATCATAGCTTTGAATGACGTAAGTAACATCTGGTAAAAATTCTTTGTCCCATTTTTGCCACCATTCACGTTTTATGAGTGCTCCTTCTTCAGAAGTTGGCTCTTGCATCCATTGTGCGTTCCATTTTCCAACCGGTAGTGTTGCTTTAACTGATTCTAGCTCTTCTAATTTCCAATATTGTGGCCAAACAGGTTCTTTTTTAGATCCGTGGTCCAAGATTGCTGGAAATTCTACCACTTCCCACTGATCACCCTTAACTTTT